GCGTTGCTCGTGTAGTACAGAACAGACTGGGTCGAGGGGTAAATCGCAATCGTGCCAGTTGCTGCCGTTGCCGACACAGTGACGGGCTCGGCAATGTTGCGGACGATTTCAGCCGGGACAGATGTTGAGCCAGTAAATGTCTGCGTTGCCGTGAACGTCGTGGCGGTTGCCGGAGCCACATAGTCCGTACCGGCAGTTGCAGCCGTGAAGGCCGATGTGCCAGCGCCTTTAATAATCCCTGTGATAGTAGCGACGCCGCTACCACCCTGCGCCACACTCAAGGGAGTTGTGAGGCCCGACAGTGATGTGATGTCGCTGTTTGCCCCAGAGGCGGCAGCACTCAGCGTAGAGCGGCCAGCAGCGGCGTTTGCAGCAGTAAAGAGGGCGTCACCCGTAGCTGTTGAACCGAGGGTGGTGCGAGCAGCGGCGGCAGAGGCCGCTGTGAACAGCGCGATACCCGTTGCCGTGCCGCCCAAGTTAACGCGCGCAGCAGCAGCCGTAGTCGCGCCTGTACCACCCTGAGCAACGCTAAGCGGGAACGCTATGCCGCCGGTCGATGCGTTCACGACGTTGGTGCCATCAGAGTAAACGATAGCGGCCTCGTTCGTGCCGATTTCAACGCCAGTCACCTGCGTCGTGGTGCGGACGCTAAAGGTATAGGCCCCGGTCGTGTTGTTCGTAATCCAGTATTGCTGCGTCGTGTTCGGAACAACAATTTCCATGTTGCCGGTTAGAGTGCCGACAAACGTGTAAGCGATGCGGTTAAGTTCCGAGCCAGAAATTGAATAGGGACTTGTCTGCCCCGTCAGATCAATCGACGTATAGTCAAACGCAAATGTGGCACTCTGGCCAAAGCCGACCGTGTACCAAGTCAAGCCGTCCGTCACGAGTGTGCAGCTATCTTCAAGGTTCAGCGTGAGCGTTGACAGGCCATTGATCGTCTCAGAGCCAGCCGGGTCAACCGTTAGATCGCCCGTGCCGTTGTTGCGCACGTTGACGTACCAGCCGTTTGCGAGCGTAGCAGCAGCCGGAAGCGTGAGCGTGCCAAGCGCGCCAGACCAAACATATGTTGCAGCGCGATCTGCCGATGTCAGAGTAAAGCTGGCGTTAAACTCTGTGATCGGCGTCTGCGTAGACAGGGTTGCGCCAGTTGCGAGCAAGCCATATCCAGCCAAGGCAGAAGCTTGCGCCTGTGCTGTAGCAGCGCCCATCTGGTAGGTACGCCACGTGCCAGCCGCTGTCGTGTTGCTCGTTAGGTAAAGCTGATACTGCAAGCCCTGCGCAATCGACACCAGCGTGCCACCAGCGTTGTTCTTGATGGTGATCGTGTTCGGGCCGAGGTTGTTAAACAGTACCGTCTGGCCAGTAGCCGTCTCATCCGCAGGCGGCATCGTGATCGAATAGGCACCTGTCGGCGTCACGTCGATGATGCGCGCAACAGGCGTCAGGGTTGTGCCACTCTCGAGCGGCCACTCAAGTTCGGTGTCAGCCGTCAGAGACAGCGCCAAATAGGATACGTCGGACGGATAGATCGTCGATCCGCCGAAGACCTGTGTGTAGGTGTTGGTCATTAGGCCTCCTTACGAACCGCCGAGCGGTCGAGTATCTTGGCGAGGTCTTCGCCGTTAAGCATAGCGGCAGCGCGGTCATACATTTGCTGCCAGACGCCGATGCGCTCATCGTTTTTGAGGAACGGAGTGGCTTCAAGCAGCGTGCCGTACAGGATAAGCTGCGGTGCGTATTCCGTGAGCCAGTTGGTCTGCACTTCGTCGTCCAGAAGCGGCGGCAGTTCGTAATACAGGATCTCGAACGGGTAAGCCGCGTCAGGCGTCGGAGCGATCAGCCAGTGGTCATAGTCGTAATCGCTGTAGAAAAGCGGCTGGTCAGTGGCTGTGCGATCAGGCCAATAGCTGAGCAGATACTCATACGCACGGGTGAAAAGAACCTTGCGCGTGTTGTTCTGCGTGCCAGTCCCGATGTTGATCGACACGGTATCGCGCCAGCGGTCAGGCTTGCTGTAGACAGATTGGCCGACAGTCAGCGTGCCGGTCACGACATTGATGAGGCCCTGAACCTTCAGTTCGCGGGCGATCCGGCGCTCGGCCAAGTTAATCAGGCGTGGGATTTGCTCATAAACAACAGGATCTGACGCATAAGAAGATCCGCGCTCCAGATAGCGCCGAACGTCCTGCTGGAGCGTCGTGAAGGTCATCGTCTGTGCCATCGGCGTGTCCTACAGCATTTTATGGCAAAAAGCCACGGTCAGGAGAGATACTCAAACACCAGACCCGCAATGGCAAGCACGAGAGCGCCCAGCGTCATCTTTCCTTTTGAGAGGCCTTTTGATGCACCAATCGGAAGCGTCTTGCCGATCACAGCCTTGGTCGCTTGCTTGGTTACAGCATCCTTGATGAGATTTTTGATCTTCATGTCGATCTCCTTAGAGCCAAGTCGCGTACTTCTTGGTCTTTGCTTTACGGTCATCCAGACCGTGAGTGCCGCCATTAATGCGCTTTGTTAGAGCCAAAATGGCAGCGTCGTTGATGCCCTGATCGCAGATGCCCCACAGCTTGTTCTTGTCGAAGAACCACAGGGCGCTCTCAAAGCAAAGCTCAGTCGCCACCAGATCCGGGTTGGTCATGACATCTGGGCGACCAATATAGTCCGCAAACGCTTTGTAATTCGCCTTGCCCGTCAATTGGAGGGCTCCTCGCCCTTTGTATGCGAAACCTTCGCCAGATGCTTCATCGCCATTACCCATGCGGTTAGCATAGACGCGGTTGGCAATCTTGGCGGGCTGACGGGCATAGGCATTAGCCAGCGCATCAGTCGGGAAATACTTGCCGAAGATGCCGCGAAGGCCCTTGGCGGAGTAATTTAGGTTCTCGGAGAACGCCCGAAAGTTCCCGCTTTCATGCGCAGTTTGAGCAAAGAAATGCGCAGCGCGATTAGGTGATAGCTTATAGAAAGCGGCAGCCGCTTTAAGCGTGCCCGGACCAAACGCACCATCTGCCGTTACTCCGATCTTCTGCTGAAGGTTTACAAGGCTCATTGTGGACCTCTCAGGTTATCGCGCCATGCCGGAAAATCGTTTTCATCAACCACGCCGTCGCCGTTCAAGTCATACCGCAAGTCGTTCCGATATTTCTCCCACGGAGCAAGGTCATCATCGTCGTCGTCATCAACCGCTTCGGTCAACTCGACAGGCTCTTCTTTGGCGTTAGAAAAGAAGGTTTCGTTAGCAGCAACTGGTGTAGGTGCTACTGGGCTGTCATCAACAGGAGCCGGATCTTCAGGCTTGGCATCGCGCGCGTTGGCATTCAGGCTCAAGCCACCAAGCAAGCCGACAAACGCCCCCACAATGGTGTTGAAAGCGGGACCGATGATCTCAAAGACCTTATCGCTATCCACAATGTCGTTTGACACGAACATGCCGACCACCATGGCGGCCACCACAACAAGGATGACCATTGCCAAAGTGGTAACGGCCAAGCGGATCGTGAACTCAATCGTGTCCTCGATGCCATCCTGTTTACTCTCAAAGCGATCCCAAAAGCTCATCAGTTGTCCCTTTCAGCCAGCGGGTTGGCCAGCGTCTTGGTGATCTTGTCGTTCACCTGCGCTTCCAATTCTTTAACCCGGCGCTGCTGCTCTAAGTCCTGAGCGCGTAGCTCTTGTATAATAGCACGTTGTGATTGCAATGTCTCCCTCTCTGATACTTGCGTCCGAGCGGTCACTGCATCGACCGTCTGGCGGGCGCTCATAACACTGCTGCCGAGGCTCGAGGATAGCGATGCAAGGTTGTCAGAGAGGTACTTGGTTGTCTCCAAGTTCATGCGGATCATGCGCTCGTTGCTGGCCTGCTGTTCCTTCATCTGGGCAAACTCATCGCCCATAGACGCATAGGTCGCAGTAACCTCCTTCATGGTAAGAAACTGCTGATAAACCTCAAAACCGGCCCAGAGAGAACCAGCGGCAGTAGAGAGAGCAGTGAGAACAACAAAAAGCTTACCGCCAGTAAACTTGATGCCACCAATCTCAACGGAAGTCCCGTCAGTTTTTTCTTCGTCATTCATATTGGTCCTCCACCATTTCATTCCAGCGCTGATCTTGCCCCTGCATCATGCGGTATAAGGCCAGATTTGCGTCAGGGATGCGACGGTTTTTGTAAATGTCGCGCGGTTGATAGAATGGCGCGTCAGGGATGCGCGCCTGTGTATAGGACGAGTAACCGGCTGGAACCACCGCAAGTTGCGTCATGGCCTCGCTGTCACCCGTGTTAACGTCGCCAACGTCGATAACTGGCCCAGCAGACATATCGCCCTGCATACCAGCCATGTTCAGTATTTCCATCTGCTGCGCTTGGCCTGCCGGGCTTACATCAACCCCCACAGCCAAGGATGCGACGGGGGCTTGCTCAGCCTGTGGTGCAGAGACCACTTCTTGCACTGGCGCAGTCCCGCCAAAGGTTTCTTCAGCAAATGCTTCCTTAACTGAGGTGTCCTCTACTCTCTCAGCCATGCCAGTTGTCGGCGGCGGCAGGAACGTCGGCCCGTCGACAATACCGAAGTAATAGCCCTCACCCGTGATCTCAGTCGTGGTTTGCTCGCCATAGGTCTGCGCATCTTGAATGTCCGCCTGCATTAGCGAAGCGATGTTCTGGGCGCTAACTTGCAGGACTGTTTCACGTGAAAACGTATCGGCATCCTCAACAGCCTCACGCTGGAAGAAGTCCACATTACGGTCACGCCGCACCTCAACGGTTATGGTCTGCTCTGGGGCTGCCTGCTCTACTCGAGCCGCCTCTGCCGCCTCCGCCTCCTGTGCCACCGCCTCAGTTGCCTGCGCCACCTCTTCATCTGTCGGCGCACTAGGCTGCTCAACAGCGGACAAGGCCTGTAACTGGTCTGGGCTTAGCGGCGTGTCGTTTGCGTCTTCCGCTTGGTCTTCGTCCTGCGGCTCCACGAGGTCATCAGAAACTATGACCTCTTCTGGCACAGCTTCTTCAACAGCCTCAGAAACCGCCTCTACGACAGGTTCCTCTACGACAACCTCTTCCTGAACAGGTTCGTTTTGCAAAACCTCTTGCGTCGGATCAGGCGCAACATCAGGCGCAGGATCAATTGCCGCAGGCGGCACGACCACGGGCTCTGGTTCCGGCTCTGGTTCCGGCTCGGGTGGTGGTGGTGGGGGTGGAGGTGGGTTCTCAAACGACAGGCTTACGCGGTCGATCTGCGGTCCATATGGCCCAGCCCAGAAGCCTACGTCTTGACCGCTAAAGGTTATGGTTGCCGTGTTAAACTCTGGGGCCGTGCCGGTCAGCGAGAAAACGGCGTAATTCGGCTGGTAGGACTGCACACTAAGCAAGGGTACAGACTGCACCTGTATGTCGCCCAGATACAGATTGAGGTTAGCTGTCAGCCAATCGACGGGGCCGTTAGGGTTAGTGCAATAGCCGCCGATGCTGTTATTGCAGGGCAAGCGATACTCAAAGCCAACGATGAAGCCAGTGTAATTAGCCTGCGCGGTGACAGTCTGCTGCACGATGCCTGTCGCATAGGAGAAGACGTAGCAATAGCCACCAGCGGGACCGCAGCCGTCGTACACGCCGCCGGGGCCAGTCTCATACCAGCCAGACAGGCCTTGCTGAAAGCCGCCGTTAACGAGCAGATTATCCTGCGCCGCGACGGGCGAGGCAATCAGCGCCGCGAGGAGCGCTTGGGCTTGTTTTCTTCCCATGCCGCCGCTGCCTCTTTGCCAATCTTGCCGTTGTAGGGGCAAGGTGTGCCAGCCATCTTCATGGCGTCAAATACGCGCTCATCCTGACAAAGCAGCGACACAGCCGCCACACGCATACCCATGTCGTAGAGCGTCTTGGATAGCTTCAGCGCCTCGCAGTTCTTGTCGCGGATCGTTTTGCCGCCAGAGATGCCAAGGATTTGCGTCTGCACAGCCCCTGACACCCCGGTGGTGCAAAGGTCTTGGCTGTAGCTCATCATACTGGGGGCAATCGCCGAGGGCGGTGGCGACTTAATGTTCTGGTCAATCACCTGACGATTGACGCTCTCGCTGTAGCTTTTGCTGTCCGAGATGTTGACGTTGTTGTTCTGGTTGACGTTCGTGTTCTCCGATACCGAGCGGCTGTCGTTTACGTTCGTGTTGACCGAACGGCTGTCGCTGACTGACCGATTGTCGTTTACGTTGACGGACCGGCTATCGTTCACGTTGGTGTTGACGCTGACAGAACGGCTGTCGTTGATATTGGTGTTCAAGTTTTCCGACGTGCTGGTCGAGACATTTGTGTTCAGATTTGTCGCGGTGCTGTCGTTGAAGTTGCGATTGACGTTCTCCGACGTGCTTGTGGACACGTTGGTATTGAGGTTGGTGTT